GATCAAAAGATCAACAGCTCTTGTTCAAAGCTTTCTGTAATCAAAATAGAACACAGATCTCAGCTGCTCTGACTCAACTTGTTACCTACTCTAAGATACTCAATATCGCCCCTCTCGATAAGATGGAAAACAACACTCCTCTGGCTAACCCTAGCGGCCCCAATGTACCCTCCGCTGCTGCCCCCCCCACCCCCGCCCCTCCGGCGATACCTCAGGCTACCCCCACTCCCGGTGCTGTCTCTCAGCCCCCTGCCCCTCCTGCCCGCCGAAGCCGTACTCCGCGTGGCCCTGTTCCCCAGGCTACTCCTGGCTCCACTTCTGGTGCCCCTGCTTTGCTGGAACTCTCAGCCGGCCTTCCTATGTACACTGTGCCCCGTCGCGGTGTTAACACCTTTGTCCCTGATGCTCAGATGCTATTCCATGTCCTTGGAATCTGTGATCAAATGATGCTTTCAACTGATCGCTTTACGCGTTCATCTCCTGCTTGGATCCCCATCGTCTCACAGCTTTACATCTCTGTACTCTGGATGGTTGCTATCCTCAGAGTCTTTGTTGCCTCCGGTTACGGAGCACTCTACTCTTCTCTTATCAATGACCTCATCGGTCACCTTCGTATCGATGAGTGCATGATTCCCGGACCTCTGGTCCCGTTTTTCCAATCTCTTGGTGCCGTTTGCGGCCCATATGAATGGATTGGCGACATCGTCGCTGCATTCCCTGACTTCTTGACTCTTTGGGACGCAGAAAACTTCTGCCCCACTGCTGACCTTGCCAGGACCTGCCCCGTCCCCGCCATCATGCTTGACCAACTTCACTATTTTGCTACCTGGACCATTCCTGCTGAACAAATTCTCTACACCAACTTTCAATGGTATAGAAACATCTTCAGTTTAGGCCTTGGCGCTGGCAATGCAAACAACAGAATTGGTCCTCAACTTTGCGGCTCTCTTTACTCACCCAGAGCGCAGGTTGATTCCGCCCGTGCCTTTTGGAACGCTGCACTCTCTTCTGGTATCACCAGGACTAATGCTGCCGAAGCCAATGGCGCTTTCTACACTTATGCCCAACTGCTTGGATTTATCAGTCAGAATGGAACTCTCCAACTAGACTGGTTTCAACAGGTTGCCGTTGTCATGCAGAAGTACACACAGTACTTCAATGGCTCCACACCCCTTAAATCCATATCAACTATTGGCATCGGAGCCGTCGCTGTCATCGGCGCTCCGACCCCCGACCCTGCTACTAGGGATTGGTTCTACCCTGCTGCCACTGGTATTGAACCGTTCCTTTGCAGCCGCTTCGCCCCAAGAAGAGAAATCCCGAATACTCTCGGTATGATCTTCTCCCATGCTGACCATGAACTCGAGGAACAAGCAGAACAATATGCTATCCTCACCCATACCAACATCCGTTGGTCTCCTTCCGTGGTCGCTCAAAATGCGTGGACCGCTGTCAATGACGGCGCGTCTCGCAATGGTGACTATTGGATCATGATGAACTACCGTTTTTCAACGCGTATTTCACTCAAGACCCAGTTTGCTCAAGTGATAGCCTCACGTTATCATCAACAAGCAGCAAACCGCGTTGACTAGACTGTCACGCCTTTGCTAATTTCGTCGCCCTCCTCACTGCTTTTTGCAGCCTTTCTGATCAGATAGGGTTTTTTTTTGTTTAATCTCATTTCTATTTAAATTTCACCTCCTTCAGAATCTCCTTTTATAGGGGAATTCGTTTCGTTTTGTTTTGACGTTCGAAGAAAAAAAAAAAAGAAAAAAAAAAAAAA